GGAATTGTCGAGGGAATTAAAGAATATAACATTAGATTTCAACATGATAGTAATACAACTAACACAGTTAGCGGATAAAGGTACTGGAAATTATAGACCGCATGGAGAAACTTATTGTAGAGAATCAAGGGCAATATACCAAGATAGCAATCAAGTGGTTTACATACATGAAGTTACAGAAGAGAAGGAATTAGAGCAAGCATGGAAAAGAACAGGTTTTAATGAAGGCACTAGACTAGAAGAGTTTGTCGAAAGCATGAGAGATAAAAAAGAAAAAGGCTATACATTAGTTGAAGTCATTCTGGATAAGAATCGAGATGGAGATAAAGGGTCTAGATATTATCTGTTCTGCGGAAAGGAATTAATGTATTATCCTATAGGAAATAAATAGGGGGTGCGGAGATGGAACTGTATAAAAATTACAACGAAAAAACCATAAAACTTATAAAAGAATTAGGATTTTACGGCAAAACACCAAAGGAAATAGAATTACTAATTGTTTTAGAACTAGAAAAATGCAAGAAAAATAGCACTTATGAGGAAATAAAAACCATTGCAGAAGTTCAAGGACGTTTATTGGAACATATAAAAACTATAAAGTAACTACAGGGGCTTGTTAGTCCCTCGGAAGGGAGATAATCAAATGGCAACAAGACTATCAGACTTAGAACGAAAAAAGATAAAGAGATTATACAATAAAGGATTAAGCATACTAAACATCTCTTATGAGCTAAATAGAAATAAAAATACTATAAAAAAATATGTAAAAGAAATGGGACTTGTTAGAGAAATTCCAGACCTAACTGAACAAGTATTTGGCAAACTTACAGTAATAGAATTAGATCAAGAATCAAGTGGTAGAAGAAAATGGATATGTAAGTGTAGCTGCGGAAATACAGTATCCGTCAGAGAATATAACTTGAAATCTGGAAACACAAAATCATGTGGATGCACTAGAAAAGAAAAATCATCAGTGAGAAATCTGAATGTAAAGCAAGTTAAAACTAGAGATAATCAAGGTGGAGTTTACTATTTTCAACCAGGAGAGATTATTTTAAAAGGCAATTACGAAAGCGAGAAAAAATGCAGCAAAGTAAAAGAATACAAACTAAGTCCTGAGGAGTTAGCTGATTATTTGAAATCACTAGAGACAAAAGAGGTCCAAAGAAGAAAATAAGGAGGGAGAATATTGAAAAATATAATCACAGTAAAAAATATAAAAACTGGAGAAGTATTAGAGTTTACAGGCCAAAATGCAGTAGCGAAGTATCTTACAGGTGTATATGGCAAGAAAATATACGCTGGAGCTGTAGCATCAGCTATAAGACAAGACACTCCATATAAAAATACATGGGAAATAAATTTTATAAAAAACGCTAATAAAAAAATATGCGATTATTGTGGCAAAGAATATACAAGTAATAGAGCAAATCAAAGATTTTGCAGTAATACTTGTAGAGAAGAATATCGTGCAGAAGAAAAAAGAGGACCAGCGATAAACAGTGAGGCGAAAATAACAAAAGACAAAGAAATATTAGTACATAAATTAGTAACAATGTTAGCACCATACAGAACAGCAAAATAGGAGGGAATATGGAGAGATATACATCAAATAAAAATGGAGAAGGATATGCAGATAACACAGCATATAAAGCTATAAGAAATGTAAGTATGACAGAAAAAAATAAAACAAGTAAGCAAAGAGTAACAGAAGCAGAGGAACAAAAGGCCCTAATACAATGGGCCAAGTTCCAAGAAAAGAAATACTCAGAGTTAAAAATGCTTATGCATGTTCCGAATGAAGGTAAAAGAAGTCCAAGATATGGAGCAGAACTGAAACGTTTAGGATTACAAGCAGGATTTCCAGATCTAGCATTATTTGTTCCTAGAAATGGAAAAGCAGCACTATTTATAGAGATGAAAGTTGGGCGTAACAAATGTACCGACAATCAAAAGAAATGGATTAGAAACCTATTAGAGCAAGGTTATGAGGTTAAAGTGTGCTACTCGTGTGAAGAAGCTATACAGGTAATAAAAAAATATCTAAATATATAGGGGCTTAGGGCATCAGGAGTAGTGAGCTGAATTAAAAAATACAAATTAAGGAGATAAAAATGGCTAAAAAGGATAATTGGAAGCGCACATTAATGTTTAACTGCAATGTAAAACTAAAATGTGATGATGAAATATTGAAATGTAAATACACAAAACACCAATGGAATATAAATGGAGTTGATACAGGCAAAGGAGTGCTTAGCTTAATAGAAGAGTTAAGAGAAAAATATAAAACAATTACAGTTTTATGGAAAAGACAATTTTAGGTGAATAAAATGGAGTTTGAATGTGGAAACATGACGATATTTGGCTGTAAACGTATGGACGGAGTAAAAGAATTGATAATGTCAGAGATAGAAGCAGAAATAGAAGATATAAATGAGCAGGACGAAATAAAAAGACAAGAATTAATAGTGATGATTCAACAAGAAAAAATGTGTAAGAATATTTGCTGTTATGGATGCGAAAAAGCTAATTTATGTGTTTATAAATGCAATAGAGTAGATTGGCCAGATGAAGAAAGAAAAATTAATTATAACGATGAAGAATTGAGACAAGAAAAACTTTTAGGAATTAAATGTTATAACTGTGCAAAAGAAATCAATCAAGAAGGTCATAAGATGAATATTAGAAGTGATGAAGCAGATTGTGTATGGCTATGTGATGATTGTTTTCATAAGGCATGTGGAGACCAAAGTAAATTTGAAGATCTAGAAAGAGAAAGATTAAAATACGAATTTGAAAAAGAAGAAATTAAAGTTGTTGAATATACACAGCTTAGTTTCTTCTAAAGGGGGTGTAAAAGTGGATATTATACCTGAGTTTGCAAAACAAGGATTCTTAGAAGAATACAAATGTGTTTATAGTGGATTCGAGAAAGACTTAGATGAGATTATAGAAAAAGATAAAAAAATAGCTTTCTTTAAACAAGAATTTTATGGTTCCCATTTTGGATGTTCTGCTTCTAAAAAAAGTCCAAATTGTTTTTTAGGATTAGAATCTGAAGCTAAGGGGCTTAAAATCGAATGGAGAGATAATGACGGGGAAAGGCAAGAAAAGCTGATTAATTATAAGATTTTAATTGATTGGATAGAAGAGAAAAAGCAGCAAGAAGAAATTAAGGCAGTTAAGTATGAACAACTGACATTCTTTTAGGAGGTGACAACATGTTACAGATATTAGAATTATTCGGAGGAATCGGAAGCCCTAGAGTAGCACTTAGAAATTTAGGAATACCCGTAAAAGCAATAGATTACATAGAAATAGATGAAAAAGCTGTTAAAAGTTATAATGAAATATTCAGAAATGAATTAGAATATAAAACTCAAGATGTAAGAGGCTGGAATTTGAAACCAGATATACTTATTCATGGTTCACCTTGTCAGAGTTTTAGCATTGCAGGTAAACAACAAGGAGCAGATGAAGGAAGTGGAACAGAATCGAGCCTAATGTGGGAAACTATTAATATAATAAAGCAAATGGGGATATGGAAACCTAGAGTAGTTATTTGGGAAAATGTAAAAAATGTTTTATCGAAGCATATGATAAAAAACTTCAATCGCTATCTAGAAGAAATGCAAAAATTAGGTTATACAAATTCTTTTGAGATATTAAATGCTATGGATTTTGGATTACCCCAAAATAGAGATAGAGTATTTACGATAAGTTGTTTAGATGGAACATATTTTAATTTTATGGAACTACAAAGAAAACAATTAAGACCGCTATCAGATTTTTTAGAGGATGAAGTTAGTGAAGAATATACAGTAACTCAACCAAGTATTTTAAGAGGTATAGGTAAAACAGGTACGATAAAAAGAACGACAGTTATTAAAGATTTTGCTTATACCATTACAGAAAGACAAGACAGATGCCCAGCACAAGTTATTGATCTAGGAAATAATAAATATAGATTTCTTACAGATAGAGAATGTTGGAGATTGCAAGGCTATTCTGATGAAGATTATAACAATGCAGCTAAAGTAAATAGTAAAAGAGCATTATATAAACAAGCTGGAAATAGCATACCAACTACAATATTTGAAGCTATTTTCAAGGTGTTATTGGACTTATAGGAGGGGATATGATAAAGAAACAATTAATAAAAAAATAGTATCCCCGAAGGTTGACACGCCCTGTCGGGCGTGAGGGTTCTCTTGAGGGTTCTAAAGTTTG